TTCAATAAAGTCAAATCCTAAACCAACAATATTAGAAACTTTAGCATTAATTGCTGCATAATTATATGGAGATATTTCGTAAATTGTTGAAAGATAATCTAAATTATATTCTGGCTGAACAAGGTCAAATAGCGCATATCCGCTTACCGCCTGCTGAATTAATAACTGCTGTGTTCCAGTTCCTTCAGTTCCTACAAACTTCTTCTGTATATCTCGACTTGCTTTTCTACGCAATGTGGGACTAAGTCCAGAAAGTTTTAATAACTCTTCTCCCTCCAGGGAAAATGGATCATCATTTTTTTGAGTTATTGTAGAATTAAATCTAACCCAATCTGCAGCATTAGATATCTCTACATCATTTGAAGGTGTGTCTTCTACATACTCAATCATTTTTTGCCCTTCCTCAATTTAGCCATTTCGTCTTTGTGTACTCCAATATCTAGTGGATCTGGAGTAGTCCCCATCTTAATCTTTGTTTTTGATACTCAAATTCTTCATCGTCTATTTGCCTGCTGCCTTCTAAAAATTTTGGGTTGCCCTCATAAATTCCATATCCTCTTACTGCCTTAGCCAATAAATCTATTCTTCCTCTGTCACCACGCATTGAGTTTATGGAAAGGAAGTTTCCTTCGTCATCGCCTATCCATCTACCATCTGGCATTTCCCAGACATATACACCCAGTCTAGTTTCATTTTCTTTAAATCTAGCGCCTGTTTTTTTAATTTCCATAGGTAATTATTTTACCACTTTCAGTGCCTCAAGTCCAGCTTTTTGTCAATCAGAATGACAAATTTATGCGTTATCTAAAACAACCCAGTCAAAATCATAAGATTGTGGGCCCAGATCTGTCAGGTTGAAGTCAGAATCTGACGCTGACAGAACCTCATCACCTACATAAAAGTTATAGTTTGTTAAATGGTTTATATTAGGGTCCTCATAAATAGCTATAATATTATACAAATTATTGGGCAAAGAGCCAGTCCTTACATTATTGTCTGACTTTGTATTAAACCAAATTTGCTCTGTTATAGCTGCAGAGGTCTTAATCATAATATAATTTGGCTCGCCTATATTTATATATTGAGATATATTTGTAGCCGATGAAATGTCTTGCCCATTTATATATAGTCCAGATATATTAGACTTTGATATTACTCCTCCTGCCGCCCAAGAAAGGGAGTACTCCTGCCCGTCTGTTTTATTATAAAATAAATACCCAGATGATAGTGACTCTGGAACAACGAACATTTCTATGGACCTTATGTCATCTATGGTTTCTAAATAAAAACCTGCGCCAAGTGGTCTTATGCCATTATCGTAATTTCTAGATATGATTTGATAATCCCTATTTGAAAAATTTACGTCCCAATTTGATCCAGACGAGGGCTGTGACACTGATATGAATGACCTTCCATTATGAGAAAATAATTTTTTATCTTCATAAAGGTAAGCTCCCATATAATATATTTCTGGAACGTGTGTGCCTATATTGTTTGTATTAAATACTATTTTAAAGTAAATCTGTTTTTCATTTAAAAATGTTTCGCCTAATTGTATTCCTGGAATAGGGAATCCATTACTACATAGATCCCACACGGTATCTTCTCCATCGTAATCTAGCGAAGAGTATACAGAGATTCCTTCTGTACCAAACCATTCTATCTTAGAAGATAGATAATTTTTATAAGGAACTGGAGAAATTGAAGTTTCAATATAGGACCCAGAATTACCTTTTAAGTATAAACTATTTGATTCTCTTCTAAATCCGATATTATCATTTTCAAAAATATTAAACGGGATATAGGCTGGCCAAGAATACTGATCTGGCTGGTCTTGATGTTGTAAAGTAGATTTGAACAATTGCCCAAAATTACTTTTTACTATTTGAACATTTGTATTAGTTCCCATGTGTTGATAATGAGATTTAATTTTATTTATATTAAGAGCATATCTATATATCGCTGGAGAATCTACTAAAAAGTATTCTAAAGAATTCGCTGGTCCGCTCTCTATCACAAGAGACGGATTTGTAAAAGAAATTGAGTTTGTATATTTAGAAGCAACCAGTTCTGAGTCTACATACAGCTTGATAGAATTTATTTCATATACTGCCACAACATGAAATGATTTATTTTTATATGGAACGCCATAGTCTAATCTTTCATTCTCTATTTTAAATACAATATTTCCATTTTCCCAATATATACCGATTCCGTTTATGTCTGCAAAGATGGGGGTTAAGTTGGTTATATTTTTAGGATGAAACCAAATTTCAAGTGAGAAGTCATTATCTTCGGTTTTTTCTATCCCAAAACCTCCGACTCCAGTTTGACCAGAAAAATCTTTTGTTATTGGGAAAGATATCGTATCGGTATTTGTTATTTTATTTGAATGTAATCCATTAGGAACTAATGGTATATCTACTGAATTTATTGTGCCAGAATATACTGCATTGTTACCACACCCAGAAGAGTCATACGCAATAGAACCAGAAGATTCATCAAGCTTCCAAAACCCTACTGGGGAATCCTTTAATACCGCACTGTAATATGACATATTTAAATTATATCAGCTTTAAAATTATATACAGCATAGAACCTATCGGAATCCATAAAATTTCCTATCTGATACTGTATTCCTGGTCTCAAAATTAAAACACTACCACTCATAGGAAATATATTTTGATAATTTTCATTATCGTATACTACTGTGGGAGTAGAATTTAAATTTTGATTTAAAAATAATATTGCTGTGTAATCTTTTACATCAATAAGTTTATTATCAAATATAGAAGACGTTTCTTGTCTATATAAAATAAAATTATTTGATAAATTATATTTTAAATCAAAAATTTTACAAAAATTTTCTATTGATAAACTAAAAGCCATTTTAAAACTATTTAATAAATATAATTTTTTTATATCTTTTTCATTTTCAAAAATAATATTTTTTTTATATAAATTATTTCTTTCATGATTTAATTTAATATCAAAACAATCTTTACTATCTGGATTACAATTTTCCCAATTATTTAATAAATTTTTATCTTTTATTTTATCTAAAAATCCTGTAGCATCTGTTAAACAATTTTGAAAATACAAAGATTTTTCTAAAACAGGTACGGGAATAAACATCGGTATTGATGATGTCATTACGATAAACTTTCCTTAAACCAAAATAAAGGAATAATATATTTATTACCATTAATAATTTTTTTTGGATGATGAACATATGGATCTACTGATGGGAAAATTAATAAACTACCCGCAGTTGGCTTAATTAATATATTTTGATTAGGAAAAGATATTTCCCCACCTTCATAGTCATCATTTAAATATAGTACTCCAGAAATAATCGGATGATTTATATCTGTAGGATCGTTGGAATCTGTATGTGGACCCATATCAACGCCAGTAAAATATTTTTTTATTTGAAAAAAATCTGGCAGCCAAGGCTCTTTAATTTTTTGATTATAACAATAATTTTTTATAGCAAACTGTATAATATAATTTATTGTACTGGATATTTTAAAAATATTAAAATCATTGTAATCTAACATTTTTTTAAGAGAAAATGTTCCGTTTTTATTTTCTCCATATATTAAATTAAAATCATCACTTGCTGTCCATTGACTCCATTTACTAATATTTGTTGTCTCATCACAATATAAATCTGTTGACTCAATGTCCTTAACAATTTTATATGGATCATCAATTAAATTTTTATAATTATAAATGTATTGATCTACTCTTTCTAAAATCATTCTGACCTACTAAAAAATTGTGTATTGCCCATTTTTTTTGCTTTTATAAAAAATGGAGTAGATTTATCAATTTGTGGATCTGGTTGGTCTGGATAAACAACATATCTATGCCATTTACCGCTTGCTATTGACTTCTTAAATTTTTCTTTAGCCATTCTTTCCCAGTCTTCTTTTCCATATTTTTCCACACCATCCCACCATTCTTTTGACCCAGGGTGTTCGTATTGCCAAAATGTTCTTATTAAATATTTATCTCCATTAGAAATTTTGTCTACGCCATGGAAATAATGAGATGCCCCAGTTATTGGATCTCCAGATGGGAACACTACTACATCTCCTGCTTTTGGCTTATAGTCAATTACATCTCCAGTTTCTTCTTCTAAAAATGATAATCCTCCGCCCTCATAGTCATCATTCAAATACATTGTACATGTTATTGCAAATTTAAGTCCTGGAGCTTCAGCATTTGCGCCAACATAATCAGTATGATAGTGCATAGCTAAATGATTTTCTTTTTGTGTTTCATAATATTTACAAATTGAAAAACCTGATGGGTGCCAATTAGGTAAAGTTATTGAATACTGATCTATATAATCTTTAGTAATAGAAAAAAATATATTATCTAAATCTGACAAAAAATTCATTTGTTTAATTGCATATTCATTTGATAAATCTAACGGGGACCCGTCCCATTTTTTGTCATATTTGTGGTCATTGTTCATTCCCAAATTCATCATTATCCCAAATCCATACCAGTCTTCCCAGTCAGTAAATAAATGAGATGATTTTTCATTTTGAGATCTTTCAAGAAGTTCTATATATTCTTTATGGTTTGGTATAGCATTTTGATACACATTAACTCTTGGGTATAATACAATTTTTTCCATATCTTCTCCTACTATAATTATAGCATTATCCTATTTGGATAGCCTGACCACCTATACAGTTAGATTTGGGATCAAATAAAAGCTCAACAATATCAGCAACATGAGAAGATTCTAGTCTTATTCCCAGTGGCTGTGTATTTAAAACACCTTCTCCAAAAAATTTTTCTATATGAAATGTCATATCTGTATGTATTAATCCAGGAGCTATGCAGTTTGGCCTTATTTTAGTTTTATATAATTCTTTTGCCAAAGATGAGGTGAACCCTTCAAGTCCAGATTTACTAGCGGTGTAAGCCGTAAGATTGTTATTTATGTGTGCAGCAAGACTACTAATATTAATTATTGGAGTATGAACATTTTTATTCATTAAATTTAAAAATATAGAACATGTGTTTATAGTTCCTATTAAATTTGTTTCTATTACATTTTTATAATCTTTTTGATTAAAAATAGAAAATGGAAAATTGTCAAAAACTCCTGCAGAATTAATCAGGCCACTAATAGTTTTTTGTTTTATTTTATCGTAAACTGACATTAAGCTGTCAAAATCTTTTACATCTGCTTGATATACTGTAAATCTAGTTGGCTCCCACCTACTATCTAAAGGGCTTGTTTTAGATATGCCGATGACTTCGTGACCATTATCATATAACCTGTCAGCTATATATCTTCCTATTCCACGTGCAGCACCAGTTATTAAAACTGTCACATTTCACCATACTTTCCTATATAAGTTGGCCGTATCCCCATTTCTTTTTCCCTTTTCCATTGTTCATAGGTTACATCTTGCTCAGCCCTAGTTTTTTTCAACTTTTCTTCCCTTTCTTTAATTTGCTCTTCTGTATAAATTGAATCAGCATTATCCCAAAATGATCCTACTGTATACCTCGTTCCTCCGTGAACTTTTGTAACCTCATGTTCATTCGTATAACCGCCAGCAAAGATTGCAATCATCCCAGTCTTGGGTCCTATGTGAACGTCGTGATTTTTAAAATTTAAATAACCGCCTTCAAAGTTTTCATTTAAATATATAAAAGCTGCATATTTACTTCTTTCAAATTCACTTGGGTTGCCTTCTTCATCAGAATTATCAGAATGAAAAGATGCATATGCTCCGTCTGTCCATTTTTGTGCATGATAACTAACTTCAGATAGTTCTTTTTCTAGAACCATTTCACAAGCCTTTTTAATTTTTTCTTTTAATACTCCATGAAAATAATTTTTTGACAATCCAAAATATTCACAACCACCCGTTGGATCTTCTTCCCAAAATCCCATCGCAAAAGAATCATAAAAAGATATTTGATTCCATTCTAAAATATTATTGTTGTAAAGCCATTCTACATAATTTATAATGGCATTACATTCTTGTTGTGATAAAAAATTTTCTATTGTGAAACATTCTTCTTTGTGTTTTGTTATTTTCATAAATTCTCCTATGATAATTTAGTTATAGTCCAAAAATATGGCAATGTGTATCTGATTCCTGAAACTACAGGGCGTACGCCATGTATATAATTTTTATCTCCTGGGAAAAAATAAGCTGCCCCAGGTTTCGGTTTAAACTCTATACCCTGTAATGGAAAATATAATTCTCCCCCTTCATAATTGTCATTTAAATAAAAAACAGTTCCAATGTCATACCAAGGGAAAGCATTTGGGGTTCCTGCGTCTGGGCCTTCGTGCATTTCTTTATCTGCATGCGGCTCTTGCCTGGTTCCTGGAGGCCATTTAACTATACATGGGCCAGTAGATATTACTTCTACTTTAAAAAAATCTTCTATTACTTTTTGCATTCTGTTTTTAATATTTTCTAAAACTGGAGGGACATGTGGAGCATACCTATCAAATGTTTTACCTGTTACAACCCTATTGTCCCAATTACTTGCCTCGTATATCATATTACCATTTTCATTGTATTCTGTTTCTGTTTTATCAAAATTAACATTATTAATAGCAAAATCTAATAAAAATTCTATTTCTTCTTTTGTAACAGCATCCAATACTTCTACAATATTATTTTCACCATTCCCAAAATACCCAGATGGAGTTATGGACTTGGCATTAAAATTTGCAATATTTTTGCTAGTGTCATGTTTCATATTTATATTTTACTATTTATATTGTATTTTTTCAAATACTATGTAAAATTTTTCCTTTTCCATACTAATTTTTTATATGCCCCAGCTTCTGGGATTCTAAATTTATTTGCCTGCTCAATATGTCTATCTTTTATCTCTTTATTATCGTGAAGCAATAGGCCCATTTCCCAATCTTCTCTTTTAAATGGAATTATTTGTACGTATGGCGTTCCAGCTGGAATTATTCCTTCAAAATTATTTTTTATAAAAAATGGCATAAGTCCTGGGGTATCCATATCATCATTATCTATAACTCCAGAAACTGTTATAAATGGCAAATCAAATCTATTAAATGGACTTGTATAAATAGCACTATATCCTTTAGGTAGGGCTGGCATCCAATTAGGATACCAGTGAAAATGATCATCCTGATAACCTTCTGGTACAGGAAAATCTTGCATCCTAGGTCTTTCTCCACAAAAATCTTCATAGCCAATAGAAGTTTGATGTTTTATTTTTCCATTTTCTTTATAAAACTTAATATCACATGGAGTAAGAAGCATATAGCCTAAGGTGAAAGCATCCATTAAAGCTGGACAGGCTTTAAAGCTTAAAACCTTGCCCCCAAAAGAATGCTCTGCGGTATCGCCCAACTCATTAACCCAAAACCTATTGGCAGAAGAAAACCATTTTGGTATATTTCTTTTTGATGGTGAAGGATTTATTTTGTATAAATTATTATAAAATCTATTAGAATGGAATATTATTTTTTTCATTATTTTCCTTAACAAATAGTTTAATAGATTTTACTTCATGATTCCCTATTTTATTGCCTTGCCAGTCTACGGCATTTCTATAATAATTAGTCCAATTACCAGATTGAATTATTTTATTAGTTTCTAGCATTTGTTTTTCGCCATCAATTTTTGGATATAAATTTGACATCTCCGATTGATCACAAAATAGTATTTCAGAATCTTGTAGTGCAGTTAAAGATATTGGCAATATTGTACATATTGGCTGACCCGCTTTTATTGTAATAACTTTGTATGGCTCTGTAATTCTCCAAACAACTGGCAATTGCCCAGAAAAAAATGATGAGCTTATTAATGTCGTAAAGCAAGAAGCCCCATTAATAAAATAATTATTAGGAGGCATTACTAGCAGACTCAAATTTTCTTCTGTATGAAAATTAATATTAGTATTAAAACTTATTGTCGCATTAGATCTTGTTGTAAAAACATATTTTTCTCCAGATAGTACCTTTACATGATTTGGAGAAGAGTCAGATATTCCATCCCAAACAAAAGATATATCTTCTGGGAAAGATATAGCCCAACCAAGACTGTTTGTAATTGTTACTGGAAAACAATTATATGCATGCCTATCATATGTTTCATCCATCCAGTTTCTTTTTACTGGCATTTGAAATAAATCAGCACTATTTTCTGATAACTTAAATGCTTTTATTCTATACAATTAAAGCAAGCCTTTTGAGTATTTTTCTTCTATTTCAAAATAATCTGGAGTATGTGGAGCTTGTAAATAGTCTAACATTGTAACTATAGAATATTTAACTCCATCCTGAACGGGCATAGCTGCGTGTGAAAATAAAAACGAAGACGGGAATAGGTATAAATCTCCCGCACGTGGCTTTATCTTTAAATTAAATTTATCAAAAAACAGTTCTCCGCCTTCATAGTCATCGTTTAAATATCCTACAGAAGACAGGACACAAATATATGAGTATCCGTGATCTGAATGAATTTGAAAATGCTGGTCTTTGCCATATTTAACAAAATTAAATGATTCCCAATAATTTAATGGAGCTAAGTTAAACATAGCCCTATAGTCATTTACTGGACCAATTTGAGGTTCATAGGCATCAGAATATATCTCAGCTAACTCTTTGTCAGCTTCGGTCCAATAATCTTTAAGAGTAAGCTCATTATTGGCCATTAAAGACTGATCGTCATTTACTTTAATTTTAAAATCAAAACAGTCTCTATATTTTAAATCTGTATGAGAGTAACCTGTAGAAGCTTGCCTCCAGTTATATTTTTTATATTTTTGTTTACCTATAGCATTCTCTAACCTATTAACTAGATCTAACTCTTTCTTAAATGTGTTCCTATATACTACAATTCCTGGCGCTAAATATTCTGCATTTTCTAACATTTTTCTCCTTTTGTAAAATTATATCATATTAAATAATCGGAATCCATACCCCAGGTTCATTATTTTTTAAAGCAAATAAGGGAGATATATAAAATTCTATAACATCTATTTCTATTTCAGTTTCTATTTTTATTAAATCAGTTGGTTTATTTAATATAATACATCCAGATTGAACTTGTTCTACTGTGATATTTTTATTATTTTGAAAATTTATTTTTATATCATTACCATTTATAAAATAAAATCCATGCATAAATGGTATATTTATTCCTGGGAAATCATACCAATTTTTATTTTTATCTTTATTATATTTTTCAAGCTTACCATATATCATATAGTTCTGTTTATGTTTATCTATTTCGTATAGTTTATAAGAGTCATTTAAACACTCAGAAATTTCTTTATATAAATCGTAGCATGATTTTGAATATATAGAAAATATATTTTTAGAATAAGTATAAACAGTATTTATTTTTTTTAAATTACCATCTTCAACTCTATAAACATCTTCTTTTTTATAAGACATGCTTTCTACATCTTCTTTTAAATTTAATATAGGGTTAATATTTTTTCTAATAAACCTAGTTTTACTAGCTAAAGTTTTCAATATATACCAACCTTTTATCAAAATAAATTACAGGGAAAGAGTAATTTCTAAAGTCAAAAATTTCATATGGATCTATTTCATGAAATTTATTTTTAAAACCTAACTTATAAATTGAATTATAAAGCTGGTCTCCAGCTGGAGTACCACTAGTATCTGAATATATTTTAGACCAAACAGTATAACCTAGATGTTTAGCCAACATATCATTGGTAATAACAGAGTACTTAGCTATATTTTTATTTCTATAAAATGGATCAACATACATTCTATTTATTTGACAAGACATTAGCCATGCACTTTGTGCTATTGGGAATTCGTTATAAATTTTATTTGATACTACAATGTCTCCAGTAGAGTGACTGTTATTATTATATGCAGCACACATTACCTTAATATCAGAAGAAACATCTTCTAAAAATGCAAAATATCCCCAAACGCCTTCTTCTTTTAAATCATCAGGAAATTTATCATAAGATAAATCTTTTACAATTTCGACATTTTCATTTCCATATAGGAATTTCATAATGCCCTTTCTATATTTTAGTTATAGTTATTCCAGTCCATAGGATAGCTATCAAAAGAAAGTGCTCCTTCTGTAAAATAAAAGTCAGTTGGCTCAATGTTTATAGAATATACTTGAATTGTAACGTCAGTATTAAACTGTAAACTTTCAATCGGAACGAAATCTTGTGCGTTATAATTATATATTAAATCAGATGGCAACAAGTTAATAGAAAGTATTGTTTTTATAATTCCGTCTCTTTTTGCTACTACCCAGTGAGACATGGAGTATATATCAGAGTTAACTAAAACTGCTCCATCTGACTCATGGATTCCTATATTAGCTACTGTAGCTACTACTTCTGTAGCAGAATCAATTTGTTCTTGAGTAAATATAAACTCATTTCCTCCAACATGAACTTCCATAAAATTATCTGGAAGTCCTGGAATCTGTAAGCTTATAACCTCATCTCCTTCTTGTAGTTGACCAGCGGCTACTAAGCCATTTGGAGTTCTTATAAGAGTGCTTATGCCAACGCTTTTATATGCAAACGCTGGAGGGCTAAAGAATCCTGGAGGAGCAAAGAACCCTGGAGGGGCAAAGAACCCTGGAGGGGCAAAGAACCCTGGAGGAGCAAAGAACCCTGGAGGGGCAAAGAACCCTGGAGGGGCAAAGAACCCTGGAGGGGCAAAGAACCCTGGAGGGGCAAAGAAGTTTGGTGGGGCAAAGAATGTTGGTGGGGCAAAAAATGTTGGTGGGGCAAAGAATGTTGGTGGGGCAAAGAATGTTGGTGGGGCAAAGAATGTTGGTGGGGCAAAAAAGGATGGAGGTCCAAAGAAGGATGGAGGTCCAAAGAAGGATGGAGGTCCAAAGAAGGATGGAGGTCCAAAGAAGGATGGAGGTCCAAAGAATGATGGGGCTTGAGTTGTTACAGAATTTGAATATCCCGAAAACGATCCTGAACCATTTGCATTTCTAGCTCTTATTCTATACGATTGTGAAGTATTTGCTTCATTTGCTATCGTTGTGTTTCCTGATCCAGCCTGAGTTACTGTTTTTGTTTTTGGTGTTGCTTCATTTGATTCAATATAATAATCAATAATTGTTGATCCTCCATTTGCTGGAGCTGTCCAGCTAATGGTGTCTTGATCAACTCCTGCAGTTGCTGAAGGTGCAGACATTGTTGCTGGAACAGTAGTTGCAGTGGCAGTAGCAGTATTTGATGTAGAGGCAGAAGCATAAGAATCATATGCAGTTACTGTGTAAGAATAAGAAGTCCCTGATGACAATCCAGTATTAGAATATGTACTTGTAGGATGTGATACTGTTGCAATTTCAGTTCCACCTCTAATTATTTTATAACCAGTAGGAGTATTTCCTGTTGATGGATTTGTCCAAGATAAATCAATTCTTCCATCATCATAGGCTCTATTTGAACCTACATCTGTTGCGGTAAGATTAGTTACTGGATTTGGACCAATAAAGTTATCTTGAGCAGATGATTTTCTACCTATATTTTTGATTTCCATTTATATACTCCTATTCTTTTATGCACTCAAATCGCCAGCTAGCAACCAGGTATCGGATGCAACCTTAGTAAGAGTTGCTGATGAATATGTTGTTCTTAATTTCAATCCTGGAGTTCTTAATATTGTAACTCCAGATGCTTCTACAAAATTTGCTCCAGTTCCTGCTGATTGATAAAAGCTTATTGATGTTCCTACTGGATATGCTGTAGTTGCATTTGCTGGAACTGTAATAGCATATGTTCCAGAAACTGGTATCAATTGATCTCTTAATGCTAATCCTCCAGTAGACAAATTATATGCTGCTCCAATTGTTGTTCCAATTGTTGTTAATGAAGGAACACCAGCTTTTGTTTGAGTTCCGTCTGTAAATGCCACTCCAGATGCTGCAACTGTTACAGTTCCTGTAAATGTTGGATTTGCATTTGGGGCTTTTGCATCTAATTGTGTTTGAATTGCTGAAGTAACACCATCAAGGTATCCGATTTCTGTATCTGAAACTCCAGATACTCTGTACTGAACAGTTGATGAATCTACGGCAAGTGTACCTGGTGTGGTTTCTGTTAAACCAGTTCCAGCGGTTACTGCCTTAGCGGCGTTAAATGCTGCGTATGTAATATTTGTTGTTCCGATTGTAATTGCTGATGTATTAGAGCAAACATATCCATAGCCTGAGTTTACTGTACCTTCGAGAACTAATGAGAAGTCTCCTCCTGCTAATTCTCCTGAAGGTGTATTGTCAGCATCTGTTGCTCTTGTCCAAGAACCTGAAGCAACAACATAAATACCATTTGTTTTTTGATCTGTCTGATCTTTAACAAGAACACGATCTCCAGCAACTACTGATACTCCATCAATAGTTTGAGTTCCACTAAGTGTTATGTTTCCTGTTGTGGCAACACGAACTGGTTGATGGAAGTTAATCCCTGCAGATACATTGTCTACGTAAGCTTTTGTTGCTGCATGAGCATCTTGTGTAGGTGCACCTGCAAGAGTAAGATCTCCTGTCATTGTTCCGCCAGCAAGAGATAGCTTAGCATCTAACGCTGTTTGTGTCGCAGTGGAAACTGGCTTATCAGCATCTGATGTATTGTCTACGTTACCAAGGCCAACCATTGACTTAGATACACCAGAAACTGTTCCAGTAAATGTTGGAGAAGCAATAGGTGCATAAGTTGAAGCGGCAGTTGAAGAAGCTAATTTAGCATCTAGCTGTGTTTGAATTGCAGATGTAACACCATCTACATATCCTAATTCTGTAGCAGAAACATTTCCAATCGATGTAGTACTTGGAAGAACTACAGTTCCTGTAAATGTAGGTCCATCAAGAGGAGCTTTAAGTGCTAAATCTGATGTAAGATTTGCAACTTTAGACTGATCAATTGCTGCTGATGAATTAATATCAGCATTTACAATTGTGCCATCTGCAATTTTGCCAGAAGTAACTGCACCATCTGCAATTTTACCAGTAGTGACAGAATCTGTGGCTAATTTGTCTGCTGTAATAGCAGAATTATTTATTTTTGCTGTAGTAATGTTATTATCTAATATTTTTATTGTTGTAACTGAATCATCTAGAATTTTAGCAGTAGTGACTGCATCATTTGCAATTTTAGCAGTAGTGACTGCATCATCTATAATCTTATCAGTAATAACTGCATCGTTTGCGATTTTATTAGTTGTTACATTAAGATCAGTAATCTTTGCAGTAGTAACTGCATTATCTGCAATTTTTATAGTGGTAACTGCATCATTTACGATTTTAGCAGTTGTAACTGCATCATCTGCAATCTTAGCATTTGTAACTGCATCATTTACGATCTTTGCAGTAGTAACTGAATCATCTAGAATTTTAGCAGTAGTAACTGCATTATCTGCAATTTTTATAGTGGTAACTGCATCATTTACGATTTTAGCAGTTGTAACTGCATCATTCACAATTTTAGCAGTAGTAACTGAATCATCTAGAATTTTATCAGTAGTAACTGAATCATCTAGAATTTTAGCAGTAGTGACTGCATCATTTGCAATTTTAGCATTTGTAACTGCATCATTTGCGATTTTAGCAGTTGTAACATTAAGATCAGCAACCTTATCAGTTGTAACTGCATCATTTGCAATTTTTTCTGTAATAACATTTAAATCTGCAATCTTTGCAGTAGTAATATTTGAATCAGTAATTTTTGCAGTGGTAACTGCTGAATTAGCAATTTTTGTTGTTGTAACTGAGTTATCTTCTATCTTAATTTCAGTAACTGCATTAGAACTTATTTTTTCATTTGTTACTGCATTATCTGCAATTTTTAAATTAGTAATTGCTGAATTTACTACCTTTTCAGTAGTTATTGAAGAATCATGAATTTTTGCTGTTGTAACAGCACCATCTTGCACTTTAACAGTTGAGACAGAATCATCTGATGGAATTCTTTGATCTGAAAGTCTAGGATCTCCTGTGAAAACTATTGTAGATGTATCAGGAATTCCATGAACTGATGTGGTGTCTTGATTATGTAGTGAAATTTTATCAAGAATTGTTGTATCTACATAAATTTTATTAGAAGCATCTGTGTTTGATGTTGGAGTTCCAAGATTAGTCATCTTGTTTGACCCCATGTTTAAAGAACCAGTCATGGTGTCTCCAGATTTAGCTACTTTTTCTGAAATTGCAGATGTTAATGTACCAGCAAGATCTGCATCATTATTTAATGATGTAGCAATTTCTGATAAAGTATTTAATGCATCTGGAGCAGCACCAACAACAATTTCAATTGCATTTTGTACGAATTCAGTTGTTGCTATCTGAGTTGTATCAGTTCCATTGGCAGCTGTTGGAGCAGTAGGAGTTCCAGTTAAGCTAGGAGAAGTTAAAGATTTTGAAGTTAATGTTTGATTTCCCGTTGTTGTTACTAAAATAGTAGTATCAGCTATGCCGTGTACGTTGGTTGTATCTGCTTCGTGGCTTGATAATGCGCCAGATGCTGTCGCTTCGGCTGCTGCTTGGGCTGCGTTAGCCTTAGATGTTGCGTCTGCAGATGCAGTGCTAATT